CTCTATATAGGTTTCACAACCTATATAGAGTTCCATTTGATTAGATATTGTCCGTTTAGCACCGGACCATGCTTTTCTTAATTTTATTGAATACTTACATTCCGAATAAGTATAGTAGTCTCCTTTCAGGTTATTATTATACCCTGTCTGGAGTGTCTACTTTATTCCTAATAAGTTTCACCCCTTATTAGTTATGTTTAAGTTTTAGTGTCTATAAGCACCTTGGTATTAGGTTCTTTGACCCTATTACCAATGAGTAGCTTACCTAAGTATACGTTTTTTGAACCGTATAAATTGCTTAATGTATTCATTATTATTTATTTTATCTCGTTGATAAAGAATTATTAAAAATAAGAGAATTTGCTAAACTTCTTAAATCGTCAACAAGGCGCAGTTTATTTTATTTTTCTGTTAAAAATATTAACCAATTTTATTATTGCTTCAACGGTAAATTTGTACTTGATTAAAGTCAGGAGTACATTACCCGTGTTTAGCTTACGATTTACGAATTTAATTAAATTGGAAACTTGATTGTAATGATTTAGATTTGACATTTCAATTGCTTGGAGAAATCCCACTTTATTAATAAGTTTCATTTACGATAAATGCACTCGCAGAAGACGAGTAAAGCGCATTTTAGATGTATAACTGTTAGTGAAGAACAATTGGTTCTCTGGATTTTGATTAACGCGACGTACAGCATGTTATAGATCCCAATACTTTTCAAAGTACCCTTAGCTTCAGCACGTACCAGCGTGTAGGGAGTTGCTTCCCGTGATTCATATAAGGCTATGCTTTGAGATGAGGCATTTAGATTGATAGTTTCAACTTTTTATTTATTTTTGTGATTGTTATTTATTAGCTTTTTAAGTTACTGATATCAACCCTTTCTTTTTAATCATGTTTAATTACAACTTTTTAGGAGAAGAAATCACAAATGCAACAAAAGGGTTCTGGTTACTAGCGGTAATGCTAGTGATTTCAGTTGTGTATTTTATGCACATAAATTCAACCACTTTGTTTTCCCAATCAGGGAAGGCAGAGCGTATTGCAAAATTTGAGTCGAAGAAGAGGAGAGATCGCAAAGCTGAAAAGCGAAAAGCGATTTCATCTCAACGGAGATTTAATCATATTGCGGAATGCAAAAAACATTCTGCTAAAAACAACGACACCAAGAAACAAGTTTCGAATAGGAAATGTCTTGATTCCCAGTCAGGGGAGGAAGAACAACCTAAACGAAACTATTTGAATGAGTTTTTTACTTTTTATTTTCAGCTCTTCAAATGCTTGTTTATTTTTCTATTTTGGTATGCACTTAGCTTCTTATTTAGTATTATTGTAAGAATTTGTATTGAGGCAGTTAAGAGTCCAAAAATGAAGAAATTAATGGAGGATTTAGGAATTCCAGATTTGGCTAATCCTAATACTACGTATGGATATGTATATTCTCCATGGAAAGAAGCAAAAGATTTCTTATTTGGTTCTATGTCTTCTCAATCAGGCGATGATCTTGACGAAGAGGACACTGAATATTTTAAAGAAGTTTTTGGCAAAGGCAGGAAGTGGCTTGGTGAAATATTTGAGTTTATCATATCGAAAATTGATATTGATTTAGATAAACACTATACCACTCTAGGATATTTACGAGCGTGTAAATTGATGAAACAATTGAATTTGATTTTTGATATTTTGGTCTCTTTGGAAATTTTGGAAAATTTTTCAATTGAGATTAAAGGTTATAAGATCTTTACACCTAGTAAATTAGGAAAGAAAACTAAACCATTTGATTTATTCGATGCGTGTTATGAATTTTGTTCCTTGTTTGTGAAAGCTTGTTGGGCCTTTCCTGAGAAGGGCTTTAAAGCTTTTTACGAAGACGCTATTAACGGCGTTTTTGAGGAAGATTATGCCTATGTTTTATCAAATTATATTTTGTTTGAGACTGGGAAAAATTGTGACGTTGATGATGTCAAAGAATATGACTTACGTTTGCAGAGAGCTATCGATGCAGCTACAACTAGCATTAAAGCTAATTCTGAGAAAGCTTATTACACTCCCAAATTGAAGGAGTTAAAAATTTTACAAGCAAAACGTATTGCCTCACAGAAAGATTTTATTAGGATGAAACCTTATGGAATTTTATTGTTTGGTGGATCATCAGTAGGAAAATCGTCGATAGCGAACGCTGTCACACGATATATTTTAAAAGTCAATGGTTTTCGCGCGTCATCTGACTCCGTTGTAGTTTTGAATGAAGCTGATAAATTTCAGTCTGAATTTCGAACACATCATACAGGAGTAATATTAGATGATTTGTGTAATAGTACTGTAGAAACTACGGAAGGTAATCCGTTATTGAAGGTTATTCAGTTTATTAATAATTCCCCGCAGGCGGCGTTGAACCCAAATGCCGATTTGAAAGGAAATATTATGATCGAACCAAGAGTTGTGTTAGCTACTACGAATGTAAAAGATTTGAACGCTTTACATTATTCTAATGAACCTTTATCAGTTGCCCGTCGTTTTGATATTACTGTCACACAAACAGTGCGGGAGAAATATCAGTTATCAGATTCAGCTATGCTCGATTCTGCTAAAGTCGAAAGAGATTTTGCAGGAATAGCATATCCGGATTTTGCATTGTTTACATTGGAAAGACCAATTTTGCATTCTGGCAATATTCGCCAGGGAAATAATAAAACACCACGCGTCACTTATGTACCCATAGTATTTAAGGGGAAAGAGATGCGCGAAGTGAGTTTGTGCGAATTTTTGGAATTTTTAAAGGAAAATACTGCAAAGCATTTTAAGGAACAACGTAGTTTTG